TTAAGCATTTCTGTATTCCTATTTTTTGCCGGGGTATGTGGCCCACGGCAGTTGAAAATGAGGCCCGTCTTTAAACGAAACCCAGTCACCACCCCATTCAATCGGGACTTTCTCTGCCTTTGCTGCGGCCTTCATGGCTTTTGCAATCTTGTCGTACAGAGGCCAATCCCACCTAACTTTCCCGTCAATAAAGGCAACCACATCAACGGCGTGTGAATAGCCGTTCGGGGCAGGGATGTGCCGACTCTTGAGCGTTTTTGAAGCGCCCTTCTTAACGAGAACCTTTTGCTCCTCAAGTGTGCGGACGCCGCATGTGAGGCCAAACGTGAATTGCTTGTCAGTCCAATCCTTGGCGCAGCGATTTACAACGCGCACCAAGTCAGGGTGGACACCCTTTAGCTTAGACTTAGATGACGCACTAAATTCCATTGTTCATCTGTCCAAGAATGAAAAACGATGAGGAGGCTTCTCCTCCACAAGCAGCACGGGGCGCTTCCGGAAGAACACAGCCTTCCGGAATAAAGTCGCAACTGAATTTATCATCGAAGATAGATTCATCGGCTTTAGCCACGATAGATCTTGTTTTTACTTTAAAGGCCATGAAGCCCAAAACTTTGTTGCAAAGCTTCCAATGGCCGCTGCAAAGCCAGCGACCATCAGAAGCGTTCTCCAACCACCACCAACGGTGTCGAGTGTTTTGCGGATAGCTTTGATGTCACCCTTGATTTCTGTGACATCTATTTCCAATCGGTCAACCTGAACTTCAAGCTTACCAACGGACACTTCAACTTTGTCGCTCATTTCCACAAAATTCTCCCCCGGGTGGAATGGGACTTAAATCACTTGCAAACCATTCCGACAGCGGGGAGGCCGCAAACGGGGGTAGCCGCATGCTTGATCATGCCGCCAGTGGCGCTGTGGAGCGGCTGGAAGGCACCCTGATCCTTGCCCGTCACCTCAATGGCACGACCAACAACATCAAGACCAATCACAGGCACCACAAAAATGGCACTCACCCACCACGCCGACTTGTCCTTCGTGTAGGCGGGGGTTGTGTCGGCAAAGGCCGAGGTCGAAAAAAACAGGGCAGCAAAGGCTGCGGCAAAAGCAATCTTCATTTCATTTCCTTATCTGAATCTTGCCGTTTTGGCGGCAATCTTCTTAGGTTGTTTAACAAACTGCTGACCACGTTTTGTGCCTTCACGCTTGGCTTTTGTGGTGGCCGCGTATTCGGCTGTGGTCAGTGATTCTCTGGCTTTCTTGGGGAGATACCTCTCCCCTGTCTTCCCAGATGGCTTTCCGCTTTTGGTGCCCCAATCTTCCTTTGTCCACTTGGACATGGAACTTTGGGCCTTCGTCTTGGGCCCCGTGTAGGAGCCACCCTTCTCGCGGTAGATTTTTCCCGCCAACTGCATTGCCCTAGCTGAGTGCTTGCCACCCATCTTGGCCTTTGCTTCAGCCTTGGCCTTAGACCACAGGGCTTCGTTGGTGCGTCCCATTTAGCAATTCCAAGCCCGCAAGGACTTATTGATCCGGCTATTCGGATCGTTGGCCGTCTTCTTGGATGTCAGCTTCTTCTTCATTCCGCCCATGCGGGCACAGAACGAATCACGGCGGCTGCCACCTTCAGGCTGCGGGGCCTTGAGGTTCATCCCCTGCTTCTTGGCGGAAGCCCGACCTTTGGCGTTTAAACCACCCTTCGGGTTCTTACCTTCCTTGCGCGTCCATGCGGGAGACTTAGCCATGTTAAGCCTGAGCCTCTTTCCAGCCCAAGCGGGCCTGAATGGTCGAACTTGTCGCGGAGAGAGGAACCGCCACAACGTAGAGGATGTCAGGCCCATCGGGATAAAAACCAGACTGAGCCGTGGGGATTGTGTTAGTAATGCCGCCACCGAGGATGGAATTGCCAAGGTCGCGAACATTGGTGAGGTCGAATGTCGTGACGCCAGTGGGGTTGGTGTAGCCAGCGTACACTGACTCGCCGCCCGTCACTGTGATGGCATTTGTGTTGAGTGCGATCTGTGCAAGGGACGATGTGACACCGCCAGCCTGCTGAACCGGAGACACAAACGTTCCCGAGAATGCGCCGCTTGCAAACCCGTTCAGCACAAGGTTGATAAGGTATCCCGTGCCTGTTGTGTAGAGGCCAAGGCTATCAAGAGCAAGCTGCATGCGGTTGATTGTTGACTTCGCACCGAAGAGACCCGTTGTGTTGTTGTCCACCGAAGGGGCAACACGGATTGCCATGATCACACGCGGTGTCGTTGCAGTCGTGGTGATGGCGCTTGTCATACCAAAGTTAAAGATGAGCGACTTATCATCATCATAACCGCCGTCCATAATCACCGACGAACCCCAGTGGGAAAGAGACGGCAAGGAATCAGGCGAAACAAAAGCCACAGACACTGGCGCTGTCGCGCTGAATGTGAATGTCTGCGCGGCGGCATTGCCGCCAACCTGAGCCCGAGAGGCAATGATGAACGATGTGTTCGTCTTGGAGGAGTAGGAGATGTGTTCGACCGTACCGCCCACGGCGGCATTCGACACCTTGATCACACCAGACGGCGCGAAACCGTCAGTGCTTGTCACATTGATGACGCCGCCAGTTGTTGTGGCGCTTGCAAGTGTTGCCGTGAGTTGGGTGACCGGGCTGATGCCGCTAGATTCGTAGTGAGCGGCCATGTTGCCAGATCGCATATAGGCTTCATAGCGAATGTTGTTGTTCGTTATCTGGTGAACGTATGTAATCTGGCCGTTTGTGGTACGGAGGCCAAAACGAGCAAATCCTGCACCGTACCAAGAGTAGTCGATGTAGAACATCTGCATGCGTGTCAGGTCGAGCGTGTACCCAGAAGGTCCGGTTCCATCAAGCGGATCCGACCACTGAGACTGAGGAGTCCTCAGATCTACGGTCTTGGAAATAATGCTTCCGCTTGTTGAAGCGCCACGATACTCGGGGCTGACATGCATCGCAGTGTCGCTGGCGATTGTCGTGATGCGATACGACTGACCGCGAATAACCACAAAATCACCAACCGCCAAAGCGCCGGATGTGGCAAACTGAGTTCCGGTTCCGGTCACAAGTGTGGAGCCGGATGTTACAGCGACAGTGCCCTGAATCTGCTGAACGCTATTGCGCCACACAGTGTAAAGTGTCTGGCCATCATACTCAAAGAACAAGCCGTTCTGCTGATCGAAGAAGCCAACACGGTTCGACGCGCCATACCAAGTGAACGGAGAAACACGGATCGGGAAACCTGTCGCCGGGCTTACTGTAGGCGCGGTAGCCGCCGTGTAGGTGAGCGTAAGCCCGGTTGCGCCCGTAATTGTGAAGTTGCCGTTGTACTGCGGCTGGGTGCATCCAGAAACCTGAATCACGGCACCAACACTCATGTTGTGCGCGTAGTTGCACGAAACCGTGACGGTCGTGCCGGAAGCCGTAATCTGGTTAACAAAGAGGGTCGGCTTGAGGCTTGTTCCGGTGGAGAACTGAATGCCCTTACCGGACTGATAGCGGAAATAGCGCCGTGTTTGGCGGATCTGCTGTGCATCAGGCTGGGCAGAGCCAGCGGTGAAGGCCACGCCACCATCAAACGGGCGGGATTCTACGCCGCCAGAGTTTCGGGCAAAAAGGTTTACCTGACCCGCAGTGTTGGTGATGGCACCAACGGGGGCCGTCACAACAACAAATGTAAACGTGTTGTTCGTGGGCGTGGTAGCAACAACCCATGCGCCGTTGGGAGCGTCAGATGTTGCCGCAGTGGTGCCGATAACATAAATGAGAGAGCCAGCCGAAAGGCCGTGCGGGCCTGTGGTTGTGCATGTAACTGTCGTGCCAACGCTTGTAAACGCTGCCGTGCCAGTGAGCGAAATGCCGGATCCGGTGTAGAAATAACCAAGGTACACAAAGGTGCGTTCAGCGGAAAACTGGTTGCCAATGGCAACGTTTCCAGCCGCAACATATGTCACGCTTACGTTCGCACTGACGGCGGTCACGTAGTACCAGCCATTTGCGTTATTGTCGGATGCGTTCTGAACGAAAATGGGGCTACCAACGGCAAAGCCCGAGGTGTCAGCCATAGCAACCACAACATTTCGGGTGCCGTCACCTGTAACAGCCGTAACGGTTCGCGAAGCCTGCGGGATGAAGTATGTGCTTTGGCGGTTGTTTGCCAAACCAATGGATTCCCACTTTGTCGGCTGCTGACCATATTCGAAGTCAGTGTCGATCAGGGATCGCGGGTTGGAGATTCGCATCTTCCCAACGGGGTCTTGAGACCCGGGGGAGGGAGCAATCATGGCCGCGCCGCCAGCACCAGAGCCTGCCACGCCATTAAAGGGAATTGACTTGTTAGTGTCAGGGTTAGAGAGGATCCAGCCAGCCATGAGTTTATCCTAAAATTATTCTTATAAATTGGCCGGGAGGAGCCTATCCCCTCCCGGCATTAGTTTAAACTATTACGGCGAAGACTGAAGGTCGTGGGCCTGAATGTAGCGCACGGTCAGTGTGCCAGCGCCAGTTCCGGTGTTGACCGATTTAAACCAAACGCGCCTATCGGTCGTTCCGGTGTCATCCCAGAGAGCGGCGGCGGTAGCGTTTGCGCCGGGGGCCAAGCCGTTGAGACCAAGAGGCATTGCGGCTTCTGTCGGGACCAGTTCGTTAGCCGCGACTGTGATACCAACTGTTGCGTTGGTATTCGCACCGCTCCAAGCAGCCGTGTTCAGCATCTGGATGTTCAGAATGTGGCTGTTCACGGGGAGAACGATGTCTGTTGCGAGAGCGGTTGCGGTGCCAGCCTGTGTGATAGGAACGCTCTGGACCATAACGACAGACCCAATGTTGCGAACATTTTCGCCAAGCGTGGTGCCTGTTGTTGTGTTGATGGTGCCAGCCCGAATCGGGCCGGAAAATGTGGTGATACCCATTGTATTTATCCTTGCAGGATGAAGTTCCGCAGTCTCTGCAAGCGTCTGCCGGGACAGTCAACGGAACCGGAATAACCCGGACCCCGATTGTCGGGGCATATCAGAATTTTACCACAAACAAAAAGAGCCCCGAAATGGGGCTCTCTCTGCTTATTGTGGGGCGGATTAAGCGCCCGGCGAACCCCAGATACCCAGCGGGTCCGAAACGCCGAAGCTGTAACGCTCACGGGCCTTGTAGCGGACGTTGCCTGTATCGAAGTCGCCGTCCATCGAAGTAGACATCGGGGTACGGACGAAGTGCTTCATGCCGTTCGGGATGTCTGTAACCAGATAGTACGAATCAACGTCTGTCAGGTAGTGGTTGACAGAGTAGCCTTCCGGAATCGTACCATTGGTCTTGATGGCGTTGATGTCGTTATCGGCGGTGCCAACACGGAGTTCAGTCTCCAGCAGGCGGGTAGCCACGAACATCAGGCTCGGCGGAACGATCAGCTTGCGCGGGCGAGCCGCGATAAGCAGGCCACGCTCGTCCTTGAACGCTGCAATCTGAATAACGGCGGCCTCAAGAGAGGTCTCGTTCAGATCGGCAGGGGTGGACTGCGTGTTGCTGTTTGTGCCGCCCGACACCAGAGGATGGGCAGTGT